TCTTGATAACCAATATCATTATAAATCGGATTAAAATAATCAGGACCACGATATTCCAAATAATCGGGACGTATACCTGTCCAAAAATAAACAGGTCGAATCGTCAGCATATCAAAGATATAACCGGGCTCCTTAAAATAATAAGTTTGTTCTCGACCAAGCACAGTATTAAACGCAATAGAGCCACCCATCTGACCAAGTGCAGCAGCTTCACCACCTGCAAAACCAGACTGACCTGCTTGATTCATAACGACCTGGCTGTTAACCATAACGGACGAGCTAAAAAGAAGCTTCGGACGATCCACATGTTCAATCTTAGAGGCAAAGAACGTATAAAGCCAATCAGAATAACGAGAACCGGAGGCGCCGATGAGATCCTTATACTCCTGCAGACGTGTCGCAACCGCAAGCTGCGGGATAGTCTTTACACCTGTAAAATCAACATCAGAATTAGAATCGCCCGGCGGCATGAGGCGACTGAAGCGGTCGGGTGAGCTCGGACACACAGCCATAGGATGCGCTGCCAGGAACGGAACATTCAGTGTAGCAGCAAAATAAACCTTAGAAGGTACATTAGCATCGGTACCAGTGCCATTATTCCAATCAACCTTAGGCTCCTGAACATCATAAGGATAAGCCGGAACATTGAAATTCATCGCCTCAGGAAACATCTGAGGCATCTTGGTGAAGTCCGGAGCAGCAGCAGTCGTATTCGTATTGAACAAGTCAGAGCGAAGGATCTCTACAAACAAATCAGAACGGTTCCAAGACAACTCATCCCTATCATCAGCAACAGCCCTATCTCTCGGATAAAACATCGTCTCGAAGTAATGATCCAAGAACTCCAAGTTGCCATAACGCTGCCAAAAATAAGAAGCCTGCGAACGATACTCAGCCTTCGACACCGAAGAGGTAGTGCCGGTATAGAAAACAGGCCGATAAGTTCCGGGGTGGGCAAAAGAGAAAACACCCCAGGAGGAGTACGAATAATAATTGCGAACAATATCCCAATAACCTAAATAAGTATCTGCATTCACAGAAAGAAACTTCGGCGACGTCTTCAACAAAACTCCACCAGTAGGCAGAGGATTACCAGAATAATTGAAAATCGGACTATTAGCAATACGAAGCCAAGACATCAGACTATTAGGAAGTGCAGTACGATGATTAAACGGCATAACCTGACTGAAAAAAGCAGCAGTACCGGCACGCGGATACATATAAGAAGTATAATTTGCAACACCTTTACTATCCACAACACCGGGAATAAAGTTATACGTCAAATCATTCATATCGAACTTGGACGAATTGACACGCATCTCCGGATGATACAACTGCAAGGGAACCCAGAACCGATGCAGCCGAAGCACGTAGGGGTTGAACGATGGAACACCCAAAGGATTTGAACGGACGTCAACACCTTGATGCAGCGTAACACGATCGCGAGCATTGACAAACTGAATACGCACCGGATAAATAATACCCGGCGTAATAGAAAACGCCTTGTTCTCAGGCATATCATACCGAGAATAACCATTCACGGAATGAGAAATAAAAGGCTGTTTACCCATAAGCTATCTTATTAAAAAAAGGATTAGAAGAATCAATACCAAAACAATCCACCCAAAAATCAATAACATCAGGAGTTACCGCAATAAACTGCTGCCGAACCTTTACCTTGCTCAAAAACTCCCGAAGTTTCACAAGGCGCGAAAAACCTCCTTTAACGATACGGGAAAAGGAGGAGGAACTAAGGACCCGTTCAGCAACTTCACGAAGAAAGCCAAGAGCCAAAGAACTACCGAAAACACTAGCATAGGTCCAAGCAGTAGAAATCTTACGAAAAAATAACGCATCTTGAGAAAGATACTTGTCGTAGTAGCGAGGGATACGGTAACGATAAACAACACCGGTCTTATAATCTGTGTAAGACCATAGACTAGAAGCAACACCGGGAACTTTAAAATCGCCCAAATAATCACCAACACCCGGTGAAACAAATTTACGATGATATCTGCGATTCTGAAGAAAGTCATAAAGATTAGTATTTAATTTACCTACAGTAATAGGAAGAGACTTCGCAAAAGCAGCAGAACTCTCATCCATATAAACAGACTTGCCAACATACTTGACAACATACCGAAGACGCTTATCAGTAACAGATGCAATCCAAACAAAACCCAAGTCCTTTACAGCTTCACGAATGTCATTATAAGAATAAGAAACATCCCAAAGAATGCCATGAAAATGAAGACGAGGCTCACGACCTTGCTCCGGGTGCATTCCAAATTCCTGAAAAACAGCATGTTTAATGGAATGACCAAAACGGTGGCGAATACGTTCAAACCACATGCGGATAAAAGAAGAAGGATCCTGCAATGCACTGTCGTAATACTCCGGTGCTATCGTAATCGTCACAAAGACAGAGTTATTATGCAAAAACTTATGATACTTGGTTTCACGCTCCAAACGTACATACCAATCATTGCGCTGCTGCCGCAAACACTCCTCACAACGACCACAAGGAACCATAATACGCTGAGTAAAATAATCCCAAGGACGATTCATCAGCAAAACCTTCCTATCTGTCAAACCAATAGTCCGAGAACTATAGGCTCGATTTCTTATCCAAATGGGAGAAAGACACATCCTTTATATCAAAATAAACACCGGGATACAATTCAGTCAAAAAATGCAAATGATCTAAAGCCTGGTCATACGTTCGAAAACGACGCAGAACCTTAAAACACTTGCCTACACGCTTTCTCACGAAGAAAGGCGCATAGGCAAGCTCAAAACGACGATAGTAATCCAAACTCATAGAACCTTTCCTCCTAAAGGACGCACGACGATTCTCGAACCTCCTTTACCTCTAGTCTTCTTCTTCCTGCTCATACCTAAACAAACTAGCTTCATCAACTTTAATCAAGAGCAAACCCTGCAGATTGCCAGAAGCAGGCAGCAACTTCATGTCAAAGGAAGAACTGGCAGACATAAAGCGAATGAAATCTGCAAGCGCCAATTCAGGCAAATAAAAACATCCTTTAGGCAGGAAAACAGTGCTATAGTTCAAAATACCAGAAATAACGGAATCCTCAAAAAACACTGACTGAACCGGATCAAAATTTTTAAAGGATCCATCTGGTTCATCCTTGCCAAAGGAAACCAGATAACCTCCATTCGCGAGAGGATAATTCGAAATCAATACCGAAATAATCAAATCGGATTCAGAAACTGAAGAATCCTGAGCGTCTTGTTTAACAAAATCTGACAACATAATAGAATAAGATTTAAAGTTCAAAGGCAAGGATAAACAAAAAAAAATTAAATTCCAAATTATTAACGACGAAATTGACGACTGGTCTTAGTAGTATGCTTAGTCCAACCTGCACCATCAGGACTAGGAGCTAAATCCTCAGTAACATCCTCAAATCTCTGCACAGGAGGAGCAGTAGAAAGGACTTTTGCTCCGACAACATGTCCAGCAGCAGAAATAGCTCCACTAACAGCAGTATTGACAATACTATAGCCGAATCGATTCTTCTCAGAGCGAAGAGCCCAGCGATTAGTATACATATCATATTGAAAATCCTGCAAATCAAGTTTCATATATTCTCTGCGAATTTCCTTGCCGGTCATCTTAACCGTACGCTCAACCTTTCCCTTCTCGTCGATAATAGGAATTTCAACCTGCGTATTCCAATTCACATCAAACCAGTTCTCCAAATCATCAGCCGTCAATTCATTCACACGGGCCAACTGCTCCTGATTAGAAGCAGAAGACTTCAAATAAATAGCGCGAGCAGTCAACAACTGCAACTCTCCTTCAAGCAGATCATCAATATAACCGGTACGAGTCTTCAGCTGATAATACTCTTCCTTAGCCTTGCCAAGATTAGCCTTAATCATCTCAAGATTATAACCGAAAGCAGCATCTTTCAACTCATTATCAATAGAATAGGACAAAGTTATAGCAGCATTCAAACTTGCACGCGAAGCAGATTCAGTGATCCCGGATTCAGCAAGTCCTGCCTGCGCCTTCATCAAACGCTCACGCAAACCTTTATCCAAAGTCTGGGACCTATACCAGTCAGCCTCAGCATCATTAAGAGAAGCAGCCGAACGCTCACGATCCTGCTGAGCTTCCTTCAGCTGCACATCGGCATACGCAGAAGGATTACCTGCCAGAGCAGCAAGACCACTACCGGAACCAGAAGCAACCGGACCATGTCCAGACGGAGCACCACCGCTGGAAGCAGGAATGGTAGCAGAAACACCAACTCCAGACTGGCCAAGAACAGCAGCAGGATTCAAACCAGCAGCCAAATTACGCTCAAGAACAGCAGCAGGAGCATTATACGCATTCTGATAATCAAACATCTGCTTGTCATGAGCCAACTGAAATTCCGCAGACTTAGACATTTGTTCAAGAGCATACTGCTGCTGCAATGCCATTTCCTTCTGCTTATACTTCCAATTACGACGTGCAGAAATACCACCGAACAAAGCATCAGCAATACCGCCACCAGCAGAAGCACCAGCAGAAGAAGCAGCATTCATACCTAACGATTGGCCCATCAGAGCAGCAAAAGCAGCAGCAGGCATATTAAGGAAGTTTTAAATTAGACCGAACATCAACTAAAACAGTATCGCAATGAATACCGGAAGCGCGATAAACAACCTTTCTATGACATGAAGATGCAAAATAAACAGACAAAGCCGTAAGAATGGAAATCAACAGTGTCCAAAAACTTTTCTTACGATAAAACGGTACCTTTTCCATAACAAAACAACAATAAGAAACCATAAGAAAATACGCTATCAAAACCGCAATTTGATATCCAAATTTGATATTCGAAGCAAACATCAAACCCGGTCCGCGCACATATCATATATCATCAAGTAAAGGGATATGTAATTTTCTTTTAAAAATAATAAGTTTATACGGGCAGCACGCCGACTCCGTCGACATAAAGTGCTGATTATTAAGGTGCTAGACGCTACCTGCGGTGCGAGGTGGGAAAGTGGACAAGGGACCGAAGGGAATACCTGAATATTCCCTTCGAGAACCCTAAACCTCATTACTCCTCTTTCTCGAGCTCGGCGCTCGAAGACGAACGCTGCCGTTCAAGAAAGTCATCAATAACACCCTGTCCACTCTCCAAACCATCAAACTTGTCGATCCGGGAAAACGAGTTCGGATCGAAGTCCAGCGGTGGGTCATAATCCTCGCCTTTCCGGAAATCAGAATCCGACGCCTGGACATCCGGACGGCCAGGCAAAACATCTACAGAACCGGAACCATTCAAAACCGACATAATCCGCTCACCACGAGACCTGTATTCCGGAAGGTCTTCAATCATATACTCCAACATATCAACGACTAGATAAACGAGTTGCGAAAGACTTGTTCACAAGATTCTTAACAACTACTTTGTACGACATATTAACAAAAAAGTTATCCTCCATATCTGATGCAAAAGGATTATTAACAGTATTCAAATTGGTAAACAGCATAGAAGGACTAATCTCATTCGAATTTGAAGACAAACCGATCAGATAAAAATCTCGCTGCTGCACCCAATAAGACTGTAACGGAACAGAAGCCTTAGGCGTAAGAGTAGACTGTAAAGAACCTAACACCTCATCATAAGAAGACCGGAATTCATTATAACAAGGCTCTTTAGCTACCGTAACACTCTGAGAAACGGAACCAGACTGCCAACCATAACCAAGACGCCAAAAAGGAACATCTTGATAACCAATATCGTTATAAATCGGATTAAAATAATCGGGACCACGATACTCCAAATAATCGGGACGTATACCAGTCCAAAAATAAACAGGTCGAATAGTCAGCATATCAAAGATATAACCGGGCTCCTTAAAATAATAAGTTTGTTCGCGTCCAAGCACAGT